TTGCCTTTGCTTAGCGGTCCTATTGCAGCACTTAGCGTAATTGGTATGAAGAACCTAGTAAGTAAGGTTCCTATCCCTGGCGCAGAGAAAGCAGCACAAGACTTTGATAACTATGCATTAGGAAATTTGGGCGACAACGTAGACGTTGCTCGTGCTTTGGTTCCTGGTTCATTGTTAAAACTATGGAACATTCTTCCTATCAATGAAAAGACTAGACAAGAAGTAACTGCTGCACAACAGGCTGTTGCTTACAATGCAGCCCATGGATTAAGTCTTCAACCTACTGCTAGCGACCAAGAGAAGTACGATTATCTAAATGCTATTCGTACATCTGCACATAACGTAATTGCATTGCGTTCTATCCTTGGTCTTATATCTCCAGTAACAGCATCTGTTCAGGAAAGCAAAGATGTTCCAGACTATCTACTTGATGTAGGCATCACTGGATTACGTAATGAGTTCTGGGATATCTATGAGGCTGTTAATAAGAAATACGGCAGCGATGTTCAAGACCCATACGAACTATCTTTAAGTATCTTTACTGGTCAATATCCAGGAAAGATTGTTTACACAGTAGCCCGTGATGAGAAGCAGACTAAGGTTCTTATCTCAAAGACTACTCAAATGCGTAACTGGGCTATTGAGAATAAGAAGTTAATTGGCGCTTATGGCGAGGCAGCATATATCTTTGGTCCACATACTGGAGACTTTAATGCTGGTATCTATAACTGGCTACAAGCAGCAGACCTTCTAAAGGATAAAGACTTAGAAACATACTTCAGAGATGTTCAGGTTGCTGAGGACAAACAGGCTTATTACGACATAGCAGCATGGGAGAAAGATTCCCTTGCTACTCAGACTTATATCTCAGAGCGTAAAAGAATTATTGAGACTGCAACAGCGGCTCGTAAGGGTTTGCTAGCGTCTAATCCACTGTTACTTGGTGCTATTACTGGTGGCGGTAATGAGATTGCTACAGAAGAATCAATGCTTAGTAGCCTAAAGCAGATGGTGTCAGACCCAACAACTAACATTGAAGATGGCGTCAGACTTAAGATGAAGACAGCGGTTCAGGCTATGGAAGACTTTATGAGTTTTGCCAAGAGCGACCAAGTTCGTAGTCTTTACAATGCATCATCACTTAAGCGAGATTATCGTGCCCGTGTTGAGAACATTATCAATCAGTTGGCGTCAGAAGACCCAGCAGTTAAAGAAGCAGCAAGAGCAATCTTTAATTCAATATTAAAGTATTACTCACGAGATACTTACAGAGCGGCGGTATAAGGTGGCAAGTACCAAAGAATTACAAAATAAGGTTAACAGCCTAACTGCACTTCTTGCAAAAATAGGACGTGACCGTGCTGAACAGATTGCTGCTATGCGGGCTTCAAGTCCTGAACTTGGTGCATATAAGGTTGCAAAAAATAAATTTGATTCTATTGATAAAGAATTTAAGAAAGTAAATGCTCAATTAGAGTCTGCTAAATCAGAGTTATCTTCTGCTCAAAGTGCAAGCAAGTCATCTGCTGAGGCAAAGGATAGAGAATCTAAGGCTCGTGCCAAAGAGAACGAGGCACAACTTGCAGAAGATACTGGCAACTCATCCCTTGCAGCAACGCTTCGTGCTGAGGCTGCTGAGATTAGAAATCCAAAGATTAAATCAACTGCCACTGGTCCAACTGGAAAGACTGCATTTACTGATGAACAGGCAGTAGCAAATCTTTTAGCAACCGCTAAGATTAGTGAAGCACCTGGTGGTCCAGTAATGCAGTGGACATCACCTAATACACTCAACCCAAAGGGTGACCCAGTTGTTAATCAAGGTTATATCTATGTAGAACCTGCTACAAAAAGAGATGAAAGAGTTCCTGCTGTAATTGCTAAACCAGCAGAGGATAAGGGCGTAGCCCTTGAAACATCAGATGTAGCCCGTGATAAGTACGAGGCTCAGTTAGTAAAACTATATGGAAGCAAGCAAGGCTTAATTAATAAACTGTATCAATCTGGATATCTAACAAGTAATAAGATTCCAGCAAGTCAGGCAGATAAATTAATTACTGGCGCTCTTGATAGAGCAGCATCTGACTTTACAATTAAGCAACTTAAGAACTATCAGTTCTATGGTGTCAAAGAATTTGAGACTATGGATGAGTTCCTTACTGCTACTCGTAATGCTGGAAGTACTACCAAAACATACACAGATGCTGTTGTTATGGGTAGAACTGAGGCAGATAAAAACATTATTGCTATCTATAAGAAGTTAATGGGTCGTGAGCCAAATGAAAAAGAATTGGCTGAACTGCGTCCATTGCTTCAAAAGGAACAAGGCAAGAATCCAAATGTTATCAGCACAACTAGAGACATTGAAGGGGACTTAAAGAATCGTACAACTAAAACTGGTCTTGATACAGAACAGTATTTAATTGAACAGATTGCTGCAAAGGATGAGGCTAAGGCTAACCAAATCCTTAGTTACTACGATATATTCAAGAGAACGATAGGTGTTAGTTAATGGCTGAAAAATTAACCTTTGAAGAAATCTTAGCCAAAGCCAAAGAACTGTATGGCTATATTGACACTATCTTTATCAGTGACCCAGAGTTAAAGCAGTTCCTAACTGATGCTGTAAATAAGAAAAAGACACCAGACCAGTTTGCCAAGGAACTTACTAGCACACAGTGGTATATCAAGAATGGTCAAACCATTCAGGCTCGTGGTTTCTCTAAGCGTCAATATGAAGCACTAGTTAAGGACATTAGTCCTACTGACCCAGACTATGCCAAGAAAGTTAAAGAGGCTACTCAGAATACTGACTATGCCCGTGGACTTGATACGGCTAAAGCAAGCCTTCAGATACAACTTACACAAAAGGGCATTGCTTTTACTGATGCTGAACTAGATACTTGGGCTAAAGAGTTATATGACTCAGCCAATGAAAAGAATACAGCATATATTGCTCGTTTCTTAAATACAAAGATTAAGTTTAATCCTTTAAAGCCAACAGGTAACATTGCTGAAAACATTGAGGATATTAAATCTTATGCAATTAAACAGGGTTTTGAATTAGAAAAAGATTTTACTCAAGGCGATATCAATGGCTGGGTTAAGCGCCTTGATATGGGCGACAGTCTTGCTGCCATCAAGAAAGAAATTGAAACAAAGGCAATGATTGGTCAGCCTGAATCTGTTAGAAATTTAATGCGTCAAGGACTGACAGTATCTGACGTTTATCAACCATATGTAACTCGTATTGGTACCAAACTACAAAAGGCTAATATGACAATGAAGGACCCTTGGTTCCAGAAGAATATGTTCAATGATAAAGGGGAATTGAAGACACTCTGGGAAATGGATATGGCTGCTATGCAGCACCCAGATTGGCAATACACAGACGAAGCCCACGAGAAAGTCGGTAATTTTGCGCTATCAATTTTACGTGACTTTGGATTGCAGGGATAACAATGGCTGCTCCTAAAGAAACAGTAACAGTTAAAAAGGGCGATACCCTATCTGCAATTGCAAAGGCTAATAATACTAGCGTTGCTGCTATTGCTGCTGCTAATCCACAGATTACTAACCTAAATGTAATTAGACCTAATCAAGTAATTAATATTCCAGTAACAACTCCAACTAAAACATCTAGCAATACTTATGCTGGTGGTGTAACTGGTGGTGCCAATCCATTTGCTGCTGGTTCAGGTGTAAACACAACAACCCTTGCTGGTATTAATGCAGCCTCTGGATTTACTGGAACTACAGTAACTCCTACGCCAACTAAAACACCAACCCCAACTCCTACACCAACACCTACTCCTACACCTACTGGTAAAACAGAAAAGTCTCGTGTTAAGAATCCAGATGGAACAGAGACTGTTACTTGGAGTGATGGTTCAGTAACTATTGAAGGATTCAAGACATATAGTTGGACTGACCCTAATACTGGTCAAACATATAAATTTAATAGTGCGGAAGAATTAACTGCATTTGTAAATACATGGGTATCAACCAACGATGCTAATGCAGCAGCAAAAGCATCAGCAGATGCAGCAGCAGCAAATCTTGCAGCAGCCAATGCTGGCGCAGCAGCAACTAGATATGCAGCAGATTTACAGGCAGCCCAAGAAGCAGAGCGTCTAAGGTTAGAACGTGGTTCTGCTTATGCAATTCTTGAGTCAGAGTTTAGCAAGTATGGATTAGGTGAACTGGCAAAAACTGTTAAAGATTTAATTCTTACTGGTACTCCATCTGCCGAAGCAACAATGAAACTCCGCAACACAAAGGAATATCAAACACGTTTTGCTGGCAATGAAGCACGCCGTGCTGCAGGTAAGAATGTTTATAGTGAAGATGTTTACCTACAACTAGAAAATCAAATGCAGGAAGCCTTTGCTGCCTACGGTGTTAGTAGCGTTCTTGGTTCTTCAAGAGAGAATCAACAGGCAAAACTTGCTACATTCATTGGCGCAGATATTGCACCTACTGAAGTTAAGAAAAGAATTCAGATGGCAGTTGAAGAAGTTAACAACCGCCCAGAAATTCTTAGGACTTTCCAGACCTACTATCCATCAGTTACTGATAAAGATTTAGTTTCATACTTCCTAGACCCTAAGGAAACAGAAACAAGATTGACAACTAAGGTTCAGGCAGCACAGATTGGTTCTGCTGCAAGACGTCAAGGACTTATTACTAACGTTGTTAGTGCGGAAGATTTAGCGGCGCTTGGAGTAACTGAGGCAGCAGCCAATACTGGATATGCAAAGGTTGCATCTGCATTACCAACTGCTATGAAACTTGGTGAACTTGAAGGTGCTGGATATACACAAGCAGAAGCAGAAGGAGCCTATCTAAAGGGCTTAGCCTCTGAGCAGCGCAAGTTAGCAGAGTTAGCAGCCCGTGAGCAGAATAGATTCCTTGGCGCCTCTGGTGCCTCTAAGGGTGCTTATGCCTCTGGCTATCTAAACAGAACCTCATCAGCAGGACAATACTAAAAATTCCTGACGTGGACCTACCAGCCCCACGCAGCGTATAAGTCTGGGAGCAAGAGCCAGCCAGTTTCCCCGAACTGAACTGTGGCTTGCGACTAATCAACGAATAGAAAGGGTGGTTGCTATGAGCAACAACATAAACTGGGACGATGAAGATGACGACATCGATGATACAGATACTAACTCGTACGATGGCGGTGACTTGTTAAAGAAGTTACGCAAAGCCAAGCGTGCAGATGAGAAACGTATCAAAGAACTTACTGAGCAACTTGAGAGTTTATCCAAGGTGCAGCGTGAGAGAACCGTCAAAGAAGTCCTAGAAAAGAAGGGCGTCAACGCAAAAGCAGTAAGACTAATCCTCAAGGATTTAGATGATGTTAACGAGGAGTCAGTTAATAATTGGCTCGATGATAACGCAGACCTATTTGGATTGCAGGTATCTGACAATGGTCAGAACAAAGAGCAGACAGATATAAACCTTGCAGCACTACGTCAACAAGACGTAATTACTCAGAATGCTATGACCCCTGAACGAGCACAGGATTTAAATTCAAAACTTGATAACGCACAAAGTGCCGAAGAGTTAATTGCCCTCCTGAACTCACAACAATAATCATAGTTTCCTAATTCACTTGGAGGTGAAAAAATGGCTAACTCCTACGTATCCACAGGCTCTTCCTCTCTTGGAGGTACCGCTGGTGGAGCAGGTCTAGTCCAGAAGGCGTATGACCGTCTTCTTGAGTTCGCTCTCCGTGCAGAACCCCTAATTCGTTCTGTCGCAGATAAGCGTCCCGCAAAACAAGCAATCCCAGGTTCAACAGTTGTTCTACAACGCTATGTTGACCTTTCAGCAGCAACAACTGCACTAACAGAAGATGCTGACCCAGATGCAGTAGCAATGTCTACACCAACATCTGTAACCATTACTCTTGCAGAGTACGGTAACTCAGTACTTGTAACTCGTGCACTTGAGTTGTTCTCACTCGCAGATGTTGACCCAGCAATTGCTAACATCATTGCGTTCAACCTTGCAGATTCTATTGACCAAGTAGCAATGGCAACATTGCGTGGTGGTTCAAACGTAATCTACTCAGGTTCAACAGCAACATCTACTGCAACAATCACTGCAGCAGCAACACTATCTTCAGCAAACATCCGCAAGGCTGTTGCTAAGTTACGTGCTAACAAGTCTATTGCTCGCAAGGGCAGCCTATACTGGTGTGGTATCCACCCAGAAGTTTCACACGACCTTCGTGCTGAGACAGGTTCAGCAGGATGGTTGCTTCCTAACCAATACGGTTCTTCACAAGACCGCATCTGGGCAGGAGAAAT